TGTCCTTCAAGTCAATTTTTTTTAGAATACGTAGCTAAACCACAAACTGCTGAGATGTTCTTTGAAGACGTTCTAATGGCATTAGTTTTTTACGGGATGCCTATACTAGCAGAGAATAATAAACCCCGTCTATTGTATTATTTAAGAAGACGTGGTTATAGGGGATATTCCATGAATAGACCTGATAGAGTTTGGAATAAACTATCCACAGCTGAAAAAGAAGTTGGTGGAATACCAAATTCAAGTGAAGATATTAAGCAGTCACACGCTGCTGCTATTGAGATGTATATACAAGACAAAGTTGGTATGTCATCTGATGGGTCACATGGTAACATGTATTTTAATAGAACATTAAATGATTGGGCTAAATTTGATATTAATAATAGAACAAAATTTGATGCTACTATTAGTTCGGGGTTAGCTATAATGGCTTGTAATAGACATTTATATGCTCCAAACGCAAAAGTACAAAAAGAAAAACTAAACATAAGCATAGCTAAATATAAACAAAAAGGCATGCAATCAAAATTAATAAAAGTATAATATGGCTGAATCAGTTATTAAAAGTAATTTTCCAAGTCAAGTCGTTAGCGATATTGAAAAGTTAAGTAAAGAGTATGGACTTGACGTAGGTAAAGCTATTGAGAGTGAGTGGTTTGATCGTGATGCTGGTAGTAATAGATACTACAACAATACGAATAAATTTCATAAATTGAGATTATACGCACGTGGAGAACAATCAATACAGAAATACAAAGATGAATTATCAATTAATGGTGATTTATCTTATCTTAATTTAGACTGGAAACCAGTACCTATTATACCTAAATTTGTTGATATAGTAGTAAATGGTATGGCTGAAAGAATGTATGATATAAAAGCATATTCTCAAGATCCGTATGGTATTGCTAAAAGAACAAAATATATGCAAAAAGTTCTCAATGAAATGAGAACTAAAGAAATATCTGAGTTTGTAAGAGATAATCTTAACATGGAATTAAACTCTATTCCTGCTGAAGATTTACCTGAAACAAAGGAAGAATTGCAATTACACATGCAATTAAGTTATAAACAAAACATTGAATTAGCTGAAGAACAAGCTATAAACGTATTGTTAGAAGGTAATAGATATGAGTTAATTAAAAAAAGGGTTTATTATGATTTAACTGTATTAGGTATTGGAGCTATTAAAAACACGTTTACTACAGCTGATGGAGTTAAAGTAGAATATGTTGATCCTGCTAATTTAGTTTATTCTCATACTGAATCACCTTACTTTGATGATATATATTATATTGGTGAAGTTAAAACTATACCAATAAATGAATTAAAAAAACAATTTCCAGATCTAACAGAATCTGAATTGGTAGAAATATCTAATCAAAGTTTAACCAAAAGATCGGGGAAAAACTCTTTTAAAACTGGTGATGGTGACAAAGTTGATAATAATCAAATACAAGTTTTATATTATAATTATAAAACCTACATGAATGAAGTTTATAAAGTAAAAGAAACTTCAACTGGTGGTTCTAGAGTTATTGTAAAAGATGATAAATTTAATCCACCTGGAGATATATTAAACGACAAGTTTGAAAAAGTTGAAAGATCTTTAGAGGTTTTATATGAAGGTGTTAAAATTTTAGGCCAAGAAAAAATATTAAAGTGGGAAATGGCAAAGAATATGATGCGCCCAAAAAGTGATCATACTAAAGTTAAAATGAATTATGCTGTTGTAGCGCCAAGAATGTATCAAGGTAATATAGAATCAATAGTGCAAAGAATAACTAGTTTTGCTGATATGATTCAGATTACTCATTTAAAACTTCAACAAGTAATGGCAAGAATGGTACCAGACGGTGTTTATTTAGATGCTGATGGACTTGCTGAAATTGATTTAGGTAATGGAACAAATTATAATCCACAAGAAGCATTAAATATGTTCTTCCAAACTGGTAGTGTTATTGGTAGATCTATGAGTCAAGAGGGTGATATGAATCCAGGGAAAGTGCCTATACAAGAAATACAGAGTGGCAGCGGTGGTCAAAAGCTACAGAGTTTAATTAGCACATACAATTATTATTTACAAATGATAAGAGATGTAACCGGATTAAATGAAGCAAGAGATGCTGCAACACCAGATCCTAAAGCTTTAGTTGGTGTTCAGAAATTAGCTGCGGCAAATAGTAATACAGCTACAAGGCATATTTTACAATCTGGTTTATTTTTAACGTCTGAATTATGTGAATGCTTATCATTAAGAATATCTGATATCATAGAATATTCACCGGCTAAAGAAGCATTTATACAAAAAATTGGTGCTCATAATGTTGGTACATTGGAAGAATTAACTGAATTACATTTGTATGATTTTGGTATATTCATTGAATTAGCACCAGATGATGAAGAGAAGCAAATGCTTGAAAATAATATTCAAATTGCATTATCAAAAGAAAATATAAATCTTGATGATGCTATTGATGTTAGAGATATAAAAAATATTAAATTAGCTAATCAACTCCTTAAAATAAGACGTAAGAAGAAACAAGAGACTGATCAGAGAATACAACAAGAGAACATGCAGGCTCAGGCCCAAGCTAATACGCAAGCACAACAAGCAGCTGCTCAAGCTGAAATACAAAAAAGTCAGCAAATAACTCAATCTCAAGTTATGCTAGAAGAAGCTAAAGCTGGTTTTGAGAGACAAAGTCAACAAAATGAAGCTGCATTGAAAAAAGATTTAATGGATCATGAATTTGAATTAAATGTGAAGTTAAAACAAATGGAATTAAATTCAAATAATCAAAAAGAGAATATGAAAGAAGATCGTAAGGACGAAAGAACTAGAATACAAGCTAGTCAGCAATCTGAACTTATTGATCAAAAAAATAAAGATTTACCACCCAAAAAATTTGAATCATCAGGAAATGATGTGATGGGTGGAGGATTTGGTTTGAATAGATTCGAACCTAAATAATTGTTTAATAATTTTATAATATTATATTATGGCAAAAACTAAAAAAGAAGAGGTTGTAGAACAACCCGAAGTAAAACAAGAAGAGGTTGTAAAAGATAAACCTCTTAAAGTAAAAAAACGTCCTAAAAAATTAGTTACAAAGGATGAAGAGCCTACAAAGGTTGATTTAACAAAAGTTAAAGAAGAAGTTAAAGAAGAAACTCCTGAAAAGCCTGTTGAAGAAACTAAAGAAAAGGTTGTTGAAGAAATAAAGGAAGAGGTTACTCCTGAAGAAAAAACAGAGGTAGAAGATACACCTGTTTTAGAAGAAATAACTGATGAGGAAGAAAAAGTAGAAGAACAACCAACAAAAGAAGAAGTTGTAGAAGCTGTAAAAGAGGCAGAAACAACTGGTAGGGAATTACCAGAGAATATTCAAAAAGTTATGGACTTCATGAATGATACTGGTGGAAATCTTGAGGATTACGTTAAGTTAAATCAAGATTATGGTAGTTATGATGAAAATCGACTATTAAGAGAATATTACAAGCAAACTAAACCACATCTTAATGATGATGAGATTAGTTTCTTAATGGAAGATCAATTTTCCGTTGACGAAGATGTTGACGAGGAGAGAGATGTTCGTAGAAAAAAATTGGCTTTAAAAGAGCAAGTTGCTGCAGCCAAGAACCACTTAGACGGGTTAAAGTCTAGATACTATGAGGAAATCAAAAGCGGTGCTAAGTTAGCCCCTGAACAACAACAAGCTATTGAATTTTTTAATAGATATAAACAAGAATCGGAAGTAACCGAGAAACAAGAGAAGGATCAAAGAGACACTTTTTTATCAAAAACAGACAACTTTTTTAATAAAGAATTCAAAGGTTTTGAATATGAAGTTGGAGATAAAAAGTTTCGTTTCAATGTTAAGGATGTAGATAAAACTAAGACAGATCAAAGTGATATTAATAACTTTACTGCTAAATTTTTAGACAAGCAAAGTAAATTAATGGATCCAAAAGGTTATCATAAATCTTTATTTACAGCTATGAATCCTGATGTTGTAGCTCAACACTTTTATGAGCAAGGTAAAGCAGATGCGATAAAAGATAGTGTGGCAAAATCTAAAAATGTTAGTATGGAACCACGTAAAACTCATCCAAATGCTATGGCTAGTGGATTAAAAGTAAGAGCAATTCCTGGGGATACTTCTTCTGATTTTAAAATTAAAATTCGAAAATAAGTTTAACAATTAAAAATTAAAAATTATGGCATTAGCTGGAACAGGTGCGGAATTAGCGCACTTAACCCCCAGACCTATTAAAGGGTTGTTTGGGGATAATTACTTAAGTTTTGCCGGAACTGGCGAAACTTTTGCAAAACAGTTCCTACCGGAAATTTATGAAAAAGAAGTTGAAAGATATGGTAATCGTACTGTATCAGGCTTCCTTTCATTGGTAGGTGCTGAAATGCCTATGGCTTCTGATGAAGTCGTATGGTCAGAACAGGGAAGAATACACGTTGCATATGAAGGCGTTACTATGCTTGACGAAAGTGCTGCATGTAAAATATCTTTCCCAACTGGAACATTTGGAGCTTCTTCTGCTGCATCACCAAATCATAACTTAAAGGTTGGTGATACTGTAGTACTTGCTCACGATTACAAAACTTTAAAGTGTTACGTAAGTGAAGTTATTAACACAACTGTTGTTTGTGATCCATATACTAAAGCTGATTTAACAGACTTAGGTATGGCGAACGATGATACAGATCTTAAAGTGTTTGTATATGGTTCTGAATACAAAAAAGGATCAAAAGATCTAGCAGGAACTCTTGATGCTAAATTTCAATCTTATAGCAATAAGCCTATTATTCTAAGAGATAGATACAGCATTAATGGTTCTGATACTGCTCAAATTGGTTGGGTTGAAGTTACTACTGAAGAAGGTGGTGACGGGTACTTATGGTACTTAAAATCTGAACATGAAGCAAGAATTAGATTTGAAGATCAATTAGAAATGGCAATGATTGAAGCTGAGAAAGTAGTATCTGGTACATCATCTATTGATGCAACTGGTATTTCTGGATCTGAAGGTCTTTTCGCTGCTGTGGAATCAAGAGGTATCGTTTATAACGATCAAGACTTCGATGCTAATGACTTAGCAGGATTAACTGAATTTGATAACATTCTTAAAGAATTAGACAAGCAAGGTTCTATTGAAGAAAATATGATTTTCTGTTCAAGAGATCTTTCTCTATCTATCGATGGTATGTTAGGTCAGTTAAACGCTGGTTACCAAGCAGGAGCTTCTTATGGTTTATTCGATAACGAAGAGAGTATGGCTCTTAACCTAGGTTTCTCTGGTTTCAGAAGAGGTTCTTATGATTTCTACAAAACTGATTGGAAATAT